ATGGGCGAAATACAATCACATCTTTTTATAAGGATATTGTTGAAAAGAGTGTCACACTTTCTGTTTTTGCAGATTCAAAAAAAGAATATGATGAAGTAATGGATAATCTGCATCAAATCACTGAAAAAGACATTTTGGATAAAAAACCAGGAAAGCTTTTTGTCAATGGATATTATCTTGAGTGTTTTATTACACAGAAAAATTTTTCAGATTATGAAGAAATGTTTTATGCCGTTGAAATAAAAATAAATATTATTGCGGAAAATCCGTTTTGGATCAAAAAATCTGAGTATTATTTTGATGCATCAGAATCTTTGAGTACCGATAATAAAAAATATGCTTACCGATATGCTTATAGATATGCAAATGGCATGAGAAATCGAAGCATTATGAACAGTTATATCAAAGCATGTAATTTTGAATTAAAGATTTTCGGATCAGTGCTTAATCCACAGATTATAATTGGTGGTTATGAGTATCTGATTAATGATTATCTGGAAAATGGTGAGTATATCATTGTTGATAGTTTAAAAAGGACGGTAACAAAAATCATGAATGACGGAACAGCTGTTAATATTTTTGACAGCAGAGAAAAGAAAAGATCTGTGTTTCAGAAAATCCGGTCAGGCAGAAGTTTAATAAGCTGGTCCGGTAAATTTGATTTTATGTTAACACTGTATGAGGAAAGGGCAGAACCGCAATGGCATTGAAATTACAAGCTGCATTAAATGGCAATGAAACTGTCCTGCAAAGCGAATCCTCTAATACATATAGTGGAGAACTATCTGCACCAGTACTACCTGTTAAGTATAGAAATGGTGCAAGAGAGTATCCGCTCTCTGTAGTGGCAGAGGATGATGCAGGAAATATCAGCAGGAATAATTCAACTATAATCTCTGTAGTCAATCCGGTGCATTTTGATTTTATCATATCAGATTCAGCTGGAAACGAAATATCATATCTGGACAACATGGAAATGGATCTTGATGTTGGCGATACAAATGATTTTGAAGCGGTTGTAAATTTCTGGGATAATAAGATGTTTTCTTATAATAACAGAATTTACATTCCGGAAACAGAATATGGTGGAATTATCGGTGACCGGGAGATTATAACAAAAAACAGTGAAATTGTTTTGCGTGGATATACGTGGCGAGGCTTATTATCCACAAAAGTAATTATACCGCCAAAAGATTCCACAAATTTAATTCTGTCTGGAGAAATCAATGCTGTCGTAAGGATGCTGATAGGAGATTATTTTGGAAATCTTTTCTATGTGCCAGATGAAGATACAAAGAAAAGTGTTTCAAATTATTCTGTTGACAGATTTACAGATGTAGCATCTGCAATTTATAAGCTTCTGGATTCGATTTCGATGAGGCTTAACATACGATATGATCAGGATAAAAAAGCAGTAGAACTGAAAGCAGTGGATGTGTTGGACTATTCAGAAGAACTTGAATATAGTCAAGACAATAAGCTGGATTTTGATATTCGGGACTGTCGAAATGGTGTGAATCATTTGATCTGCGGTGGAAGTGGTCAAGGATTAGAGAGAGAAATTATCCATTTGTATGTTCAGCAAGACGGTTCTATTGGAGATACACAGTATTATTTTGGACTAAACGAGAACGCGCAATTTTATGACTATGCAAATGCCGAAAGTACAGAAAAACTTCGCGAAGATGGAGAAAACAGATTAAAAGAATTGCAGAATTATAAAAAAATGAGCTTGTCCGTAGATGATGTGGATTTGGAAATAGGAGATATCGTTGGTGGTCGCGAGTATATAACAGGAACAGTAGTGAAAAAGCCAGTAACAAATAAAATTTTGCAGAAAAAAGATGGAACAATTTCTATCGAATACAAATTGAAGGGAGAACAGTAGTATGGGATTTAAAGCGTTAACAGTAAACACAGCAGTAGAAGCAGCAGGACATATTTATGCCGAAGATGATGCAGCCATTTTTCAGTCAATGTTCGGAGGAGACGGAGTGCTTAATATCGGGAATTGTCTGAAATCGACAGTTATCAGTAATAATAAGGTCCGTATTTCAGATGGTGTCTTAAGCGTCGGAGGGCATATCGGAAGATTGAGCCATGCAGATTATCAGGATATGACAATTGAAAATGGTGCAACAGGATACAACCGTAATGATATTATCTATGCGAGGTTTTTGACCAGCGGAAATGTGGATTCCTTCATTTTGGCAGTAAAAAAAGGAACGGCGACAACTGGAACAGCAACGGATCCTGCACTTGTTCAAGGAAATTTATATGAGGGTGCAGTAGAGAGGGATTATCCTCTTTATAGAGTAAAATTATCTGGTCTCTCAATTTCATCTGTCGACCAGTTATTTACCGTAATCCCTACGATACCGGATTTGAAAGCACAAATGGAAAAGGATAAGGCGGAAATTAACCAGAGTTTAGGTTTGTTAAGCGAAGGAATCCAGGCTGTTAGTAAAAAACAGAACTTTTGTAAAGGCAGTGACCGATTACTGACTGATGTCTTGATTATAGATTTTAAAAATCCAGCAGGAGAATCTAATAGTTATGGAGTGATTGCCACAGAAGACGCATCTAAATTATTAAATTCCCCCGTTACCGATGGTGCATTTTACGCATATAGAGAAGTTTTGACGATTAAGAGTGCTTCTAAAGACTACAAAGTAATCGTAAGGTTGACTGAGGCATATCCTTCACCCGGAAGAATTTGGATTAGAATGTATAATCCAGATACTTCTAATTGGAGCGGTTGGAAGGTAATTTAGTTATCCTTTGTGTCTTTTAAATGAATTGTATAGTTCTGTATACAGATAAATAATTGTATGTTAAACTCTGGTTTTCGAAATCGAAAATTGGCATAAAAAGAGCCGGATCAAATTCCGGCTTTCATAATTATGAGGAGTAAGAGCTATCAATGGGGAAGGTTTTTGTAGTTCGTTCAAAATCTTGATAGCTCTTGATATTTATTATAGTGGTTTTATTAAAAAATGTAAATTCACATAATCAGAACATTTTCTTGAAAAATAAGAAAAAGTGTGTACAAAAGTGTACACAATCTTATGTTATAACTTAGTTAGAGAAAACCTGTTAAAGATGATTCTTTGACAGGTTTTTTAGTGTAAAAAATATAAAAAGAAAGGATGTGAAGTATTATGGCAATGAAATCCGTATTATTAGATCTAAACGGTCAAGTTTACACACTCGACTATGATTCTTCAACTAAAAAGTGGAAAAAAACCGTTACTGCACCAACTGCAAGTTCTTATAACCAGACGGATCATGTTTATGCAATGGAATTAAAAGCGGTTGATGTAGCTGGAAATGTTACTCTTGTTGATAAAACAGATTCTACATTCGGTAATTTAATGAAGTTGCGTGTTAAAGAAAAGGTTGCGCCTGCAATTTCTGTTACAAAGCCAAGTGCTGGTGCGTATCTGACGAGTAATACTGTAGCGTTTAGCGTAAATGTGACTGACAGCGGATCCGGTGTATCAAATTCCACGATTTCTGTAAAACTTGATGGAATAGTACTGGTTGTCACAAAAAAGACAATAACAAATGGTTATCAGTGTATTTATAGCGGAACAGTTAATGATGGTGCTCATAAACTTGTTGTTACAGCATCAGATAACGACGGAAATACTGCTTCAAAAACAGTTAACTTTACAGTTGATACAGTTCCACCGACTTTAAATATTACATCTCCGGCAGCAAGCTTGATAACAAATAAGCAGGCGTGTGCTGTTTCTGGAATTACAGATGATGTTACCAGCAAACCTGTGACTGTAAAAGTCTCATTAAATGGGACTGATCAAGGTAGTGTCACGGTCGCTTCTGATGGTACTTTTTCTTCTAGTGTTAATTTGATTGAAGGAACAAATACAATCGTAATCACTGCAACTGATAAGGCTGGTAAAGTAACAACCGTGAATCGTACTGTGGTTTACGATTCGGTATCCCCGGTCATTGTATCAATTGATGTCCCGACGGAAGTTGAATCCGGTTCATCTTTCACAATCACTGTAGAAGCAACAGATTAGGAGGTTCTCTATGATTGTCATTGAATCAATTGAAATTACTCCAAATCCGGTTGAGACAAATGGAAAAATTTCAATCAGTGTAGAACTTCATGAAGAATATGCTGATGAGAAAAAATATGAATATAAATATCCTTATCGGTATGGAAATTTAGAAAATTAGGAGGGAAAAATGAATCATATTATTATTTTAAATGATGGAAGAAAAGTGGAGGTCCAGAAGGTAGAAGAGTATGGTGGCAGCCTTAAAATAAGAATGCTTTTGCAGACAAGTGACCAGCTCAAATCATATTTTGCTGATGCATTTTCTACGAAAAAGATTATAGAAAAAGATGATGGAAAAGAAACTGTTTATGAAAATTACACAGAACTATCTTATATCAAGGAAGAAACTGGTGGAATTTGGGAAGTTGAACTTTCTCAAACGGATGTTTCTGTTGATGAAAAATTAAAGCAGTTGGAGATTCAAACAGAGAAAAATGCTGAAAATTTAGAGCAGGCAATTGCTGAACTGACCATTATGATGGCTTCTTTTACGGAAAATAATTCAGAAACAGATGGAGGTAATGTAGATGTTTAATAGAGATAGCGTGGTTGTTAAAATTTGGGTAAAATTGATTCAGGAAGGAAAATATAATGTAGTTCAGATTCCTGCTTTATCCAATTTGAGGGAAGAAGTCAAGGCTGCATTATTATAATTTTGCTTAACTTAAATTAAATAGAGAAACCTGTTGAAGACGATTCTTTGACAGGTTTTTTTATGCAAAAAATCACAAAGAAAGGATAATTTTTATGAATGAAAACACAACTGTGAAAGTAGTCAAAGGGTTTTTTACAACTGTCGGGGCAATTTTAAATTCACTGCTAGGAGTGCTTTATATTCCTGTACTGTTAGTCGTTACTTGCAACATTATCGACTATATTACTGGAATTATGGCAAGCCCAAACAGAACGGATGGAAAAATCAGTTCGTACAGAAGTATGAAGGGAATCACGAAAAAGGTGACCATGTGGCTTCTGATTGTCGTTGGTGCAATCATTGATCAATTAATTTTGTATACGAGTGATACGCTGGGATTCGAATTTCCATTCAAATTTTTAATCGCATTAGTGGTATCAATGTGGATCATCTGCAACGAACTGATCAGTATTTTGGAAAACATAATTGATATCGGGGTTGAAATTCCACCATTTCTGATGCCTCTAGTGAAAAATATTAAGAGCCAGACAGAAAAATCAGTACAAATTGAAGATGAGAAGAAAGAGGAGGATTCATTATGAAGTACGGAATTGATGTTGCAAAATGGAACGGTACAGTCGATTGGGCAAAAGTAAGAGCGTCTAACATGGCTTTTGCTGTTTTAAAAGTTACAAATAAAAATAATGAAGTAGAGGAAGCATTTGAACAGAATTATTCAGGAGCAACAGAGCAGGGAATTGTTGTTGGTGCATATCGTTATGTTTACGCAAAAACAGTTGAAGCAGCAAAAGTGGAAGCAAATGCGATTGTGAAAGCTTTATCTGGAAAGAAAATCAATTTCCGCGTATGGCTCGACATGGAAGCTGACAGCATTAAAAATATTGGAAAAAGCAGACTGACAGAGATTATTAATGCAGAGGCTGATATTATTCAGGCGGCAGGATTTCAGGTCGGCATTTACTGTAATACTGACTGGTACAAGAATGTGCTGGATTCTGCATCATTAAAAAGTCGTTTTCCGTTCTGGATTGCTAGGTACGGAACGAACAGCGGAGAAATGCAGGAGAAGTATTCTCCAGAATCATATGCGATCGCATGGCAGTACACATCACAAGGATCATGTGAGGGTGTTTCCGGAAAGGTCGATCTTGACGTTGCTTTTTCAGAAGTTGATGTTGCACCAGTAGTCCCAGATCCTTATAATTATAAAAAAGGTATGGAAGTTTATTATTCATCATATTATAATAAAGCAACAGATGACATTTCCAAGGCAAAATTTGCCGGAGCAAAATATAAGAAGGGAACAATCACAGGAATTATTAACGGTGCGCGGAATCCGTACCAGATTAATAACACATCCGTTTATCTCAACGACGGAGACATTCGAGAAGTGATCACTGCTAAAGCTTCTGATGTAAAATATCATACTGTGAAGTCCGGTCAGAATCTGACTGTGATTGCAAAAATGTATGGTACGACAATTAATGCCATTTTGAAATTAAATCCTTCAATCACAAATAAAAATGTGATTAGAGTCGGTGCTAAAATTCGTGTAAAATAGAAAAGTATTCCATGATATATTCCACGAAAATAAAAATATACTGAATTTAAGCTACTTATAGACGATATTCAAGGGGTTCGAGTCCCCTTATTGGCTTTCTGAAACTCTAGTAAAATTAAGGCTTCCGAGATTTTAGGGGATCAATAGTAATCAGAACAAATGTTTGCACACAGGAAAGGAGATTCCTGTAAAAGTGCTACTAAGGATAAATCGACCATGAGTCGGTTTATTTTTTTGAAATTATGATACACAAAGATTACAAACAAATACACAAGAAGGTGCAAAATGACCAAAGAAATGTTGAAAGGTCTCATTGAATTGGTGTCGGAAGAAGATATAGAAACGCTTTACAATGTTGTTGTTAAGTTTATACCAGAAAATGTACCGCTTCCGGACGAAATAGAAGCTATAGAGAGGGCAGATAAGAGCATAGCAAAAAATGGAACAGTTCCCCATGATGCCGTTGACTGGGATTAAATGAATTTGAACTGCGATTTGAAACTCTCTTTTGGAGATTGCAAAACGGGCAAAGAATTTTGATGTTGTAAAAAGTTTTTTGATGTGTTATATTGAAAACAGAAAGGGAAGCCAAAGGAGCGGCTACCCTCTAAGCAATGAGTTACTAACCTTTATATGAGGTCAGCCGTCACTACTGGGAATAGTGGCGGCTATTTTCTTTTGTCCTTGAAAATCTTATAGCACAGACTCACAAGGGCGCAAATGAATATTCCTGTCTGAATCAAATCAGAGTATGTAATATACATTGGCAACGCCCTCCTTTCTTGCGTCTGGAGGGTTGACCCCTCCGAAGTAGGAGGGTAAGCCGCCCGGCTCTTTGGTTTCCCTGTCGATATTATAACAATGTGCGACAAGTTTCGCAATCTTAATTTTAAGTAGAAGAGGGACGACTTGTAAGATGGTCGTCCCTTTTCCTATAACATACAATGAGATATTCCACGCATTTACTTCCGTAAAACCTCATATGCACATTCTGCCATCGCCTGATAGGCTTTGCTGCTCGGGTGCAGGTGATCGCCGCTGTCGAAGCCTTCCCGGAATGCGGATGGATTCTCGCTTCCACGCAGTGCCAGATCAAAGTCGATACATCCGTCGATTTCTTTCGCAGAACGGATCCACGCATTCAACTCATTGCGCAAATCATCGCGGAAGGTTGCGTAAGTGCGCCAGCCAAAGATCGGCAGCAGAGTGCCCATGTAGACTTTTAAATGTAATTTCTTCGCTTCCTCTATGTAATAGCGGTAACCGTCAATCAGTTCCTTTGCAGTCGGCAGGTCACTCATCGGGCGGAACGGATTTGTTTCAATGCCGATCGGATGGATAATGTCGTTAATTCCCTGCTGGATGATCACGGTATCAGCCCCGGTAGTCGGAATCTCATGTGGAAAGCGATTTGTCCCCTTTAACCCATAGGAATCATAGGTAATGCACTCATACTGGCGCAGTACACGGGAACCGCTGGTCGCACGTCTGATAAATGCCGTGTGGTTGTCCGGGTTTTGCCTTGCCAGAAGTGTGAGGTAGTCCGGCCATGCACCGGCGGTGATGGAGTCACCATAGCAGATGACTGTATGGTTTTCCTCAGCGGTCATCAGTTCGATATTGCTTAAAAAATAAAACCAGTTTGTGGTCTTGGTCGTGTCCATTGGAAGGGCATCGGCGTGTGTCTGGTCGCCGAGGGAGAAAAATCCTTTGGAGAGCGGGCCTGTGATAAGGACAGCGGACTGCATCAGTGTAAAATCAGCAAAATAAAGACTTACGGTGAGTGTCATTCCCTTTTTGACCGGAAATGAAACCGGGTCGCTGACTGCGGTCTGATGAGCTTCCATGGTCACGGACTCGTTTTTTGAAAAAGTGATGTCGCAGATCGTTTCCTTTTTGCATGGACAGGCGAGCGGCATTTTTTCATAAACAGGGGAAGTGGCTGCAGAAACAGTGGCTCTTGTGACAGTAACGGCCTCGCTTCCGCAGAAATTATCAAATGTAAAGCGGAGAGTGTCTCCGTCAAATGGAATGTATACAGGATAACGTAATGTAATGTATTTTGCGTAAGCTTCCGGGTGGTGTTCTGCGATGGATACGGCATTTCCCCACACGGAAACCCAGTTTTTATTGTTCATATTCATAACCATGCCTTTCTTATTTTCTGCCTCATTATATAGGAAAAAAAAGAATATTTCCACAATTACTTGTTCTTTTGAAAGGGAATTGATATAATGAGGTCACGTTTATATTTAGCAATATTTTTGGAGGATTTTTAAATGGCAGAGAATGAGAATAAGCAGGAGAATGTTGTAGTAGAGGATTTCAAGCGCACGAATGCGAAGAAGTCCAAGAAGAAGTTCAGACACAGACAGCAGAATCCGGTACTTGCTTTTTATGAGGATAATAAACAGTATCTACTCCTTTTTGGAGTGATCGTGGTTGCTCTTGCAGCAATTCTGGTGAGCATTCTTGCACTTAAGATTCCGGTGGTTCCGGTGTGTCTCATCATTGTGTTAGAGGCAGGAATCGCGGTTTGTCTGCACGATGTTCCCATCTGGCTGCATGGTCTGGTTGTGCTGGTACAGATCATAGCTGGTGCGATCTGCGGAAAACTGGTTTTTATGGTGTTATGCGCACTGGTTTATGTAGTTGGAATTTTATCTTTAAAATTTATCAGAGAGTAGAAAACAGAAGGCTGCTGCACAGTGGAAACAATTTCCCGGCGGCAGTCTTTTTCTGAAAAAGGAATCAATGTTATGTCGGAAAAAGAAAAAATCATTGTATTTAGTTCGAGAGAGATCTGTTATCAGTCGAGCAGTTTTTTTGCAAACCAGATGGCAGATGCCTTTGAGAATCTTGGTTTTGATGTGCAGGTGTGTGAATTTGATGAACACGATGATCTGGATGCGGTGTTTCAACCGCTTTACGGGCAGAAATACCGTCTGCTTTTAGATTTTAATTCCACGATCACAAGGATGGTGGAGGAGGACGGAACACCGGTGCTTGATAAACTGGATGGCCCATTCTTTGATTATATTTTAGATCATCCGTTATTTCATTATAACTGTCTGAATGCTGACCTGAAAAATCTGAATGGAATTTTTCTGGATGAGGCGCAGGAGGCATATGTAAAACGATACTATCCGAGAGTAAAGAAAACACTTACCATGCCGCTTGGGGCTACGGAGGCAGTGACAGGAGGCAAAAAGACGGAGACAGACACCGTTCTTTTCATGGGAACGTATGACAGACCGGACAAAATTTACGAGATGGTCGATCTGTCCCCGGAACCGCTGCGGTCCTATATGAAAGAGCTGATCGAAATGCGCATCGAAGACCCGATTCTTCCGATGGAGGAGGGATTTGGGCAACTTTTAAAGACGCACGGCGAGGATTTGCCGGATGATAAGTTTTCACTTTTTATGAACGCGATGTATTCCGTGGACGCTTATATCAGAGATTATTTCCGGAAAGCGGCGGTGGATGAACTGGTGAGAGCAAAAATCCCGGTGCGCTTAGTCGGCGAGGGTTGGGAAAAGTATGAAAGCTGCAACGAAACTTATGTGACGAGGGAAAAAGCGGTGGTGTTTGGACTGTCGTTTGAGAAAATTGCCCATGCGGATGTGCTGTTAAATGTGTCACCGTTTTTCAATCATGGGGCACATGACCGCATTTTTGCAGGTATGGCGAATCATTGCACTGTTCTGACAGATCAGAATCCGTATCTGAAACGGATTTTAAAAGACGGGGAGCAGGTTTGCATGTATTCACTGAAGGACATCAGGACTTTGTCGGATTATGCGGCGGAACTTCTTACAAACCATGCGCTGTGCAGAGATATCCAGAACAATGCTTACGTGGAATTTAAACAAAAATATACATGGGAGGAGAAGGCAAAACAGCTTTTGGCTTGCACTTTAAGGTGAAATTCGCTAATATGAACAAAGTAAACTATCAAAAAATATTAGAACAGACCATTGAAAAAAACGAGCGCGAAAACCGTGTGCCGATGCTGCTTTTACACAGTTGCTGTGCACCGTGCAGTTCCTATTGCCTGGAATATCTTTCAAATTATTTTAAAATTACTGTTTTTTATTATAATCCGAATATTTATCCGGAGGA